TCAAACTATCGCTCTTGGCTTCAGCTTAACTGAAGAAGCTGTAGAAGATAACTTGTATGATACATTATCAGCACGTTACACAAAGGCTTTAGCTCGCGCTATGGCTTACACAAAACAAGTTAAGGCTGCTGCAGTTCTTAATAATGGTTTCAACAACGGCGGTTCCTATGACGGTGGCGACGGTGTTTCATTATTTAACACAGCTCACCCACTTGTTTCAGGCGGTACAAACAGCAACACTCAAGCAACTCCAACAGACTTGAACGAAACAGCACTAGAAAACGCTGTTATTCAAATCGCTGCTTGGACAGATGAGCGCGGCCTTTTAATCGCTGCTCAACCACGTAAGTTAGTAGTTCCACCAGGTAATCAATTCGTTGCAACTCGCTTGCTCGAAACTGAACTTCGTGTTTCTACAGCTGACAATGACATCAATGCTATTAAGAATAATGGTTCAATCCCAGAAGGTTACACAATTAACCACTTCTTAACAGATCCTGATGCTTACTTCTTAACAACTGATGTACCTAACGGCATGAAACACTTTGTGCGTACTCCGTTATCTACTTCTATGGATGGCGATTTTGACACAGGCAATGTTAGATACAAAGCTCGTGAACGTTATTCATTTGGTTGGTCAGATCCTCTCGGTATGTGGGGTTCACCAGGCGCTTAATTGCGTTTGGCTAAGTAATACCAGATTAACCCAGTTTCGGCTGGGTTTTTCTTTGCCTGCCATTCATGATTTTACGTATTCCACAGGCAAATCTTTGGAGTAATATGTAGTTATACACACGGTGTGTATAAAATTTTAGGAGAAATATTATGAAAGCATGGACTAAACCAGCAGCAACAGAAATGAGATTTGGCTTCGAAGTGACCCTTTACGTAATGAACAGATAATGGTCATAGTAACAGACTGCTATTAAATTAAGGGGCTTCGGCCCCTTTTTTGTGTTATACTGCTTTGAACTTAGGAGCCGTTATGCCAATCAAAGACAAAGCAGCACGTAAGGCCTATCACAAAACATATCACGAAAAGTGGTATGAAGAAAATAAAGAAAAACGAACTGCTCAAATTCTTGAGTATGAAAAAACTAAACCTAAAGAATGGCGAAAAGCCATAGGTAGAAAATCTAATTTAAAACTTAGATATAATCTAACTCCCCAAGAATACGAAACTAAATTAGCTAGTCAAGATTATAAATGTGCATTATGCGGTAAAGATGCGAATGACAATGTAAGACGAGGTAAAGTAGAACCATTATGTGTAGATCATTGCCACACTACTAAAAAATTAAGAGATTTATTATGTTTTCATTGCAATTCAGGTTTAGGACATTTTAAAGATAATACAGATTTTCTTCTAAAAGCCGCACAATATCTATTAGATCACCAGAATAAATAATGTTTACTACACACATACTTGATATTGATACTGATAATATAGCTGACAAAGTTTTTAGATTACAACAATACTGGGTACCTAGGTCAGATGAGTTCCCTTTTTATACTCTTGGAAGGTGTGCTTACTTAGATGGAAAAACGCCAGCGTATCGTGAGGAAATTAAAACTCTTAACCCAATTCTTTTAAAAGATTTTGGTAACACATATCATATCATTATTGATTACTTATCAGATCAGTTCAAAGAACCTATAGAACTAAATAGCAGCTTAGCTCACCCCGCTTTCCATATTTTTATATCAGATCCTTTTCTACTTACCCATGCAGGTCTTTGGCACCAAGATATACCTCATACAACTTTAGGATTAGACCCTATAGATCCGTACTCATTTACTGTAGCTATTAAATTACCAACAGGCGGGGCAGGAATAGATTATGTTGAAGATGGATTGCAAAAGTATATGCCTTATGTGGAGAAAGGTATTCTTGGCCAAAATGGAAAAGTATTACACAGAATATCAAGTTTAAAAGAGTATATACCTAACGAATATAGAATAACGATGCAAGGGCATTTAATACGAATAAACGGCGTATTAACTATGTTTTGGTAAATACAATATGTTATAATGCTTGCAAATACTACTAATTCAGGTATTATTTGGGAATCCGGGTTACCCGGTTCATTAGACTGTCCCGGCAGACGCATACAAGACTAATGGACTTAACTTTGTATGAAGGAAAATTCAAATGGCATATACAACATTTAGCGGCCCAGTCCGATCAACAAACGGTTTTGCAACACCTATTCAATATATTACATCAGCATCCGTATCACCAATTAGCATTGAAGCAGGCGCTAACTACGTGATCTTAGCAACAGCTCAAGGCGGCCCAGCATCTGCAGTAACTTTAGTGTTACCAGAAGTAACAAGCGGCACTTTTGCGGTAGGATACTACCCATCTGACAGTAACTATGATGGTCTTCGAGGTTCTGTTTACAACCAAGATCCTACTTTAGTTCACAAATTAAAAGGCTTTGGTACACAACCTGTAAATGAAAACGCAGCAGGTGTTAACATCGCTGTTAATTCAGTAGTTCAATGGGCAGGTAACGGTAACCAATCAGCTCCATGGTTAGCAATTGCTAATGCTTTAGCAGCTAACGCGTAATTAATCTTGGGGGCGACAAGCCCCCTTACCAAAACTAAGGAGATTAATTATGATGCAATATGACGTAAAGGCGTACCACAATACAGTATCAGGTGTAGCTGTACCATTCCGTACGCGTTTAAAAGGCGTTATTATTTCGCCTCAATCAAGCACGACATTTAACACTGCATTCTGTAATAACGTAGCTCAAACAGGTACATATGCTAGAGTATCACCATCAACTACATTAACAGTAACTATTGCAAATCACGGCCTTACAGATCAACAACGTGTTGTTTTAAGTTTTACTTCAGGCACAGGCGTGTCAGATGTTTATACTGCAACAGTGTTAACTGCTAATACATTTACTGTAACTACAGCAGCTTCTACTTCAACATCAGGTAACGTAACAATGTATGCCGATATTTTAAGTGAGTTTGATTGTTCTACAGCTACTTCGTTTTATACATTAATTCCAGGTGAAGGCGTACTAGCTAGAAATGGTATATACATGTTCTCGCCGTCAGCTACAGTAACTAGCACAATCTTTTACGGATAGGACTTTATTATGATGCAAACCGATGTAAAATCTTATCACGCAAGTGCATCAGGGCAGATTGTAGGCTTCGAAGCTAGATTGAAATCTATTGTAGTAACTTCAGGAACTTCATCTGAAAGACAAATAGCATTAGTAGATTCAACAGGCGCATTAACAGGTACATGGAATAGACCCGCAGGAACACCAGGTCCAATAACTGTAACAGTAACTACATCAACAAATCATGGACTTACATCAGGCGATCGAGTAGCTATTGATTTTTCTGGTTCTCTCATGCGAGATGGTATGTATGTGGTAACCGTTACAGGACTTACAACATTTACTGTGCAGTCACTTACAACCGGAGCTGCATCAGGCACATGTAGTATTTTTACATTGGCTAATGTTTTCTTAGAAATAGATACTTTTAGTACTGTAGGTTTACCAGTCCTTATTCCAGGTGAAGGCATTAGATGCCCTAATGGTATTTATGTAGTACTAGGTTCTTCTGTTACGGCGACACTATATTATGGCTAAAAAAGGCGTATCATTAGCAGTCGGACGCGGTGAGAAGCTCCCTGTATCTAAAGGCGCAGGTCTTACCGCTAAAGGTCGTGCAAAGTATAACAAGGCAACAGGATCAAACTTAAAGGCTCCTCAGCCACAAGGTGGACCTCGTAAGAAGTCGTTTTGTGCTAGAATGTCAGGAATGCCAGGTCCTATGAAAGACGAAAAAGGCAGACCTACTAGGAAAGCCGCATCATTAAAAAGGTGGAATTGTAAATGAGTGCAGAACGCGAAGTTATAGAACACGGTGTAGAAATTAAACATATTCAATCAGATGTGGACAGTATTATGGAAGACATGGAACAATTAAAAGCACGTCTAGATGGAATTGAAAAAACACTAGAAGAAATCAAAGGCGGCTGGAAAGTATTTATTGCTATCGCTACTATTTTTTCAGGTGTAGTAAGCTGGATGGTAACTCATTGGCTAGGAAAATAATATGAAAGCTTTTATTGAGAAAGTATTTAAAGTGAAAAAACTTAAAAAAGAAAAAGAAGTAAAAGAACAAGCAACTGAAAATATGGTTGAAGCAATCATAGAAGAAGTAAAAGAAGTTATTAAAAAAGAAGAACTAAAAAAGAAAGAAGTAGTTACCTACCCAAAACCTAAACACTTCTCAGATTGTAACTGTTTTAAATGTGTAAGATGGAAACAGCAAAATGCCTAGTAAATCTAAAGCACAAAGAAACTTGATGGCGGCCGCAGCTCACAATCCTGCGTTTGCTAAAAAAGTAGGGGTTCCTATGTCAGTGGCAAAGGAATTTAATCAAGCAGATAAAGGTAAGAAATTTAAAGGAGGCGGTATGATGGACAAGAAAGATTTAGCACAAGATAAAAAGATGGCAAAAAAAGCTATCGGTATGCATGAAAAACAATTACACGGCGGTAAGAAGTCAAACTTAACTGCTCTTAAAAAAGGTGGTGTTGCTAAAACAGTTACAAAGGAAATGGAATATGATTATAAAACAGGTAAAAAATCTTTTGCAGGTTCAACTGCCAAACGCGATCAACACGCTGAAAAAGAAGGTAAAATCGTTGCTAAACATTTAGCTTA